GAAAGAAGAGCCCCCCTGTCTTTTCACAACGTTCTCTCCCTGAGACAGTGCGAACAGTGCCGGACTCACCATTTATTAAACCTGATACGCTTGACTTTGATGCAAAGTGATACCGAACTAAAACAGACGCCACGAGGGGTCGGGCTAATTGGCAGCACTGAGCCTAGAATTCACACGCCTTTATTGACTGGCCCATCTAAATCACAAGAAGTAGCAGATTTAGCCGAGAAGATAGGGCTACCACTTATCCCTTGGCAACGCTGGGTCTTAGATGATCTACTAGCTGTAGATGATGCAGATAATTGGCGTAAGAAAACAGCTTTAATACTTGTAGCACGTCAAAATGGCAAGACGCACCTAGCACGCATGCTTATACTGTCGCATCTTTTCCTATGGGGATCTAAGAACGTGCTAGGTATGTCTTCCAATAGAAATATGGCATTAGATACATTCAGACAAGTTGCATACACAATAGAAGATAACGAGTTTTTAAAAAAGCAAGTAAGACAGATACGCCTTGCTAATGGTCAAGAATCTATTAGTTTACTTAATGGCGCTAGGTATGAAATTGCAGCTGCTACAAGAGATGCACCACGTGGAAAGACTGCAGACTTTCTATACATAGATGAGTTACGCGAGTGGACACCAGAATCGTTTACAGCTGCATTACCAGTAACTAGGGCGCGGCCTAATGCTATGACACTTATGACAAGTAACGCAGGTGACGGGTTTAGTACTGTGCTTAATGATCTAAGAGAGCGTTGCTTATCTTACCCACCAGATAATTTAGGATTTTATGAATACAGCGCACCACAGCATTCTAAAATACATGATCGCAAAGCCTGGTCTATGGCTAATCCAGCATTAGGACATTTAATAACAGAACAAACACTTGAAGAAAGTGTTAGCACTAACAGCATAGAAGCTACTAAAACAGAGATGCTTTGTATGTGGGTAGATAGCGCAGTAAGCCCTTGGGTCTATGGAAGTATAGAAGCATGCAGTGACAGCACGCTAGAGATCCCTGTCGGGCCAATGACTATAATGGCCTTTGATATTGCACCGACAAGGCGATCGGGTGCGTTAATTATGGGTCAAATGAAAGATGGCAAAATAGCCGTAGGATTAGCACAGCTGTGGCACAGTGATATTGCAATAGATGAGATTAAAATGTCTAGCGATATAAATGAATGGGCAAAAAAATATCATCCACACATTATTTGTTTTGACCACTACGCCACGCAGTCAATAGCAACACGATTAGAGCAAAGCGGATGGCGTATGCAAGATGTATCGGGTCAAGCCTTTTACCAAGCATGCTCAGATCTATCCGATGCTTTGGCTAATGGGCGAATGGTGCATAGTGGTCAGGCAGATCTAGTACAGCACCTAAATAACTGTGCTGCTAAAACTAACGATGCATCTTGGCGCATAATACGTAGAAAATCTGCAGGTGACGTTACAGCTGCAATATCTTTGGCTATGGTCGTAAGCCAGTTGACACGCCCACAACAAACCGCGCAAATACTTGTCTAACTTGCACCATAAGTCCTATTTATGGTATAAAGTATACATATGGGTCTATTGTCTGCTTTGGGTATAACTAAAAAAACTGAATCTGTCCAAGCGCAATACGCCCCTGCCATTATGGACACAGCTTATGGCTATGGTTCATTTACAACAGGTGTAGGTAATTTCCCTGGCGGATTAGATCGTAACCTCGCTATGCAAGTACCAGCTGTGTCGCGTTGCCGTAATTTAATTGCAGGTGTGGTAAGTTATTTACCATTAGAGCTGTATAAAAAATCTACAGGTGCAGAATTAGCGAAACCACTCTGGTGCGATCAACCAGATATTCGACAGCCACGATCCGTCACTATCTCGTGGACTGTCGATAGTCTTATATTTTATGGCGTTGCATATTGGCGTATTACAGAATTATATGCAGATGATTTAAGACCATCACGATTTGAATGGGTTGCTAATAACCGAGTTACATTTACTACTAACAAATTTGGCACAGAAGTAGATGAATACTTTGTAGATGGTGTTAAAGCACCTATGTCTGGTATTGGTTCACTAATTACATTTCAAGGACTAACACAAGGTGTATTACAAACTTCTGCACGAACAATACAAAGTGCATTAGATTTAGAAAAAGCCGCAGCTGTATCTGCTGCAACACCAATGGCAACAGGATTTATCAAAAACACTGGCGCAGATATGCCAGAATCACAAGTACAAGGATTATTAGCCGCATGGAAATCAGCACGTCAAAATAGAAGCACAGCATATTTAACTAGCACATTATCTTACGAGGCAGTGGGTTTTAGTCCTAAAGATATGATGTATTCGGAAAGCCAACAGTACCTTGCCACCCAAGTGGCTAGAGCTATGAATGTGCCTGCATATTACATAAGTGCAGATATGAATAACAGCATGACTTACCAGAATATAATTGATGGCCGTAAAGAGTTTGTAGCCTATTCACTACAGCCTTATATCTGTGCTATAGAGGATCGTCTGAGCATGAACGATATAACGGCTAATGGCCATATTGTACGTTTTAACATAAGTGAAACTTTCCTACGATCAGACGATAAAGCAAGACTAGAGACAATAGAAAAAATGCTAACTCTAGGACTTATAGATTTAGATCAAGCAAAAGAAATGGAAGACCTAACACCTAACGGAAATGAGAACGATAATGCTACTTACATTCAGTAGTCAGATAGAAAGCGCAGATAATGAGCGCAGAGTTATAGCAGGCAAGATCGTACCCTTTGAAGAAGTCGGGAATACTTCAGTTGGAAAAGTTGTATTTGCTAAAAATTCAATAGAGATAGGTGACCCAGGTAAGGTTAAGATGCTTATGCAACACAGCGCAGAGCGACCTATTGGCAGAATGCAAAAGTTTAACCAAGCAGAAGACGGCATCTACGCATCATTTAAGATCAGCGCATCGATGCAAGGTCAAGATGCTTTAATCCTTGCAGGTGAGCAGTTAATTGATGGTTTGTCAGTCGGTGTAGACGTTAATAAGTCTGTACAGAAAAAAGATTATTTATATGTAACTAGCGCAATCTTAAAAGAAGTTAGCCTAGTCGAAAGCCCAGCGTTTAGTAACGCTCAGGTAACTAAAGTTGCTGCTAGTGAAAACGAAGCAGAGACACCAATCGAAACTAAAGAAAGCGAGACTCCTGTGGAAGATTTAGCAACAGCACCACAAGAAGCAAAGGCAGAGGCTGCTACTCCTACAGTAGAAGCCGCACGCCCAACAATTACAGCACCACTTATTCAAACAACTATTCGTACGCCAATTACATCTATGGCTGCTTACACAGAGCACAAGATTAAGGCTGCACTAGGTAATGATGATTCAAAGCTATATGTAACAGCAGCGGATGATGCATTTTCAAATAACGGCGCATTTAATCCAACACAATATCTAGCCGAGTTTGTAACTAACACACGCTTTGGCACACCTGCTATTGATGCATGTTCACAAGGCGTATTACCGCAAAACGGTCTTACTATCAATGTGCCTTCACTTGTCACTAGCTCAGGCGGTGGAACAGGTGTAGCACCAGTAGTTACTGTAGAAGCCGAAGGCGGCGCAGTACAAAATACTGGCATGGAAACAAATTATTTGAGCGCAACTGTATCCAAGTACAGTGGCATGAACACGCTCAGCATCGAGCTTTTAGAAAGAGCGGGATATCCTGGCTTCTATGAGGAATTGACCAATCAATTAACACAAGCTTATCTAAAAACAATTGATACAACAGTATTAACTGCACTTCTTGCAGCTGGTATGAATGGTACAAATACAACTGCTGATTTAGATGGTATTGTCGCATTCACAACAGAAGGCGCACGTACTATTTACTCAAACACTGGTTACTTTGCACAGAATTACATCGCTAACCCAGCACAATGGGGTGCGTTAATTGGTGCGCAAGATACAACGAAGCGTCCAGTATTTAATGCCCTACAACCTATGAACGCTGCTGGTCAAGTTGGCCCACAGTCGATCAGAGGGTCAGTGCTTGGACTTGATCTATACGTAGACAAGAACTTTACAGCTACTACATTTGATGACGATTCAGCAGTTATCCTTGCACCAGAGGCTTTCACTGTATATCGCTCAGCACAAAATTACATGAGCGTAAATGTAGTTTCAAATCTACAGGTACAGGTAGCAATTTACGGATACATGGCAACACTAGCCAAAATGCCTAACGGAATTATCAAGTACAAGAAGACCTGATAACACCGATTAAATAAATAATCCCTAGGGTTTAGTAGCCCTAGCCCTAGGGAGCTTTTTTAGATAAGGAGTAAAGATGCCAGCCACGTATGTAACCGAAGCTGAGTTACGCAGTAATTTAGGTATTGGCACACTCTATACATCGGCAACAGTTGAAGAATGCTGTCAATCAGCAGAAGATTTAGTCAATCAATATTTATGGTTTAACACTGCCCCAGTAGTAGGCACAGCGTTACAAGATAATGTAGCAACACTTATGATAGCAAATCCGAATGCATTTGTAGCCACACAATCAATAACTGTAAGTGGGTGTGGTGCGCCATTTAACGGCACTTACACAATTACTGGCACAATACCGCCAAGCACAGGCACAACTAGCCTTATACCAGTATTCATGTATCAGTACGGACAAAATAATTATCCAAGCGGATATTCGTTTGTGCAATATGCAAGAACAGCAACAAATCAAACTTTTCACAAGGTAGTACCTTATGGCGTAGCCACAGGCCCAGACCACAAGACCCAAGCTTATGCGAGCACCCCTGCAATACGAGAAGCGGCCATGATCGTAGCCGTAGATATCTGGCAAGCTAGACAAGTCAGCCAGACGGGTGGGGTCGGTATGGATGGGATCACTGCCAGCCCATATCGGATGGGTTATCAGCTGATTAACAGAGTGCGTGGTCTCATCCAGCCGTATTCTAGTCCTAACTCACTGGTCGGCTAATGGCTGCAATAAGCACCTTACGTGGCACTTTAGCAACCGCACTTACTAATGCAGGCGTGTGGAATACCTTTAGTTTTCCACCTGCAACTCTTCTCGCAAATAGCGTGGTCGTAACTGTGTCAGATCCTTACATCGTACCTAGCAATAATAGCCAGACAAGTATTGCGCCTTTGGCTAACTTTAAAATTTTAGTGACAACACCTGCATTCGACAATCAAGGCAATCTAAAAGGCATAGAAGATTTTCTTGTAGCAGTAGTAAACAAACTAGCGGCATCTACCCTAGTCTATAACATATCAAGTGTCTCCGCTCCAGCTATAACTAATGCAGCTAGTGGAGATTTATTAACGTCTGAAATCACCGTATCAATCCTAACGAGCTGGAGTTAAAATGAGTTCACAAGCAGAAGACTTAGCCTTCTTAATCAAGATAGGCCAAATCAAGGAAGCACCAAAACAAACCGCACAAACTAAAAAAGAAGAGGAATAACAATGGCCATATACTTAAATAACAATGTAGGCGTTAAACTGGCTACTGCCGCTGCGCCTACAGTACCTTCAATCGATATCAGTTCTTATGTAACTAACGCTGTAATCAATCAAATTGTAGATGAGCTTGAAGTAACAACAATGTCAGATCTTAGCCATCGTTTTGCTCAAGGCCTACAATCTGCAACATTCTCTATTGACTTTCTAAATGACTGGGCAGCAGGCCAAGTAAATGCAACATTAAGTGCAGCATTTGGTCAGACCCTAGCAGTATCAGTTATCACAGTTAAAGGCACTGCAGTATCAGCCGCTAACCCAACTTATCAATTTTCAATCTTGGTAAACAACTTAACCCCAATCGGTCAAGGTGGCGTGGCTGAAATTGCAAGCTCAAGTCTGTCCTTTACAGTAAACTCAGTAGTAACAGTGTCCCCATCGGTGGCATTCTAACTAAGGAGTAATAATGGCAAAGCTGAAGATTACAAGGGCTAATGGCGAAGTATCTGAACACAAGATAACACCAGGAGTCGAGTACGCTTTTGAAATTAGTAAAGGCATGGGCATCTCTAAAGCATTAAGAGAAACAGAAATGCAGAGCAATATTTACTGGCTTGCATGGGAATGCTTACGTAGATCAGGTGCACAAGTACCTCTCTGGGGCAGCGAGTTCATCGATAGTTTAGAGACCGTCGAGGTATTAGACGAAGAAAAAAAATAGTACAGCGTGATTCCATTCTCTATACAGTGGCTGCTATAAGTGTAGAGACTGGAATTGCGCCTAGTGAGTTTATTAACATGGACTCAGACATGCTGACAGCAATTGTGCAGGTGTTAAGCGATAGAGCAAAGGAGATCAAAAATGCCAGTAGAGGTCGTAGGCGTTAAAGATGTCCTTAAAGGCTTAGAGTTTATAGATGAAGATATGCGTCAACGCATACGTACTGCTATAGATCCTTTAATGCGTGGTGTAGCAAGTAAAGCCAAATCATTTGCACCAAGTAATAGCGGTGTTTTGTCAGGCTGGAGTAAATCACCTAACCCAGCCATTAACTATCGGCCATTTCCAAAATATGATGCTAGCACCGTAAAAGCAGGTATTGGATATAACGCAGGCGAAAACAAAACATTTAAAAATGGATTTAAGGTTAGCAATTACGTATATAACGTAAGCGCAGCTGGTCGAATATACGAGACTGCAGGCCGCAATAACCCACAAGGTCGTGCGCCATTTCAGCAAATAGATCCAAGCACACCTAACTCACCAGTCGGTGCAGTGCAAGGATTTGAGGGCACTAGAAGAGCTAGAGAATATACATATAATAAATCTACAAGAGAGTACGCATCTAATAATCCATTTGCAGGTTATCAGTTTGTAACGTCTATGCCTGGACTGACATCACAGCCTAAGATTAAAGGCGTACGTGCTGGTGGTAAGAAGACTAAAGGCAGACTTATATTTAAGGCGTGGGCCCAGGATAGTCAAGAAGTTTATGATGCAATTCTTAAGGCTATAAACTCTACAGCTATACAATTTAACAAAGCCACAGAGATTAAGAAGGCAGCCTAATGGCCAATGTAGTCGTCTCGGCTATTGCTACCTTTAATGGCAAGGCACTTAAAAAAGGTCAAAAGGATATATCAGCCTTTGACAAACAAGTTAAAAAACTAGGTAAGACTTTTGCTACCACATTTGGCGCATATCAATTATTAGCATTTAGTAAAAAAGCAATTAAAGCATTTGCAGCTGATGAAAAAGCCGCTAAATCATTAGAAGTACAATTACAAAATACAGGCTTTGCATTCTCAGCACCAGGAGTAGAGGCGTATATAGCAAGCCTGCAGTCTTTGTATGGCGTATTAGATGATGAGTTGCGCCCAGCATTTCAGCAATTACTTACAGCTACTGGATCTATTACAAAGAGCCAAGATGCACTACAGACCGCATTAAATGTAAGTGCAGCTACAGGTAGATT